ATTAACTCCTGCAACTGTATTCAATGCAGCTTCAACACTAAGAGCAGCAGGTTTACCTGTTGATGAAACATATCTTGTATTGCATCCTAAGGTGGCATATGACCTAAAATCTGGTTTAACAAATACCTTTGCAGGTTTAGACCACGATCTATCTAATGAAGCATTAAGAAATGGCTTTATTGGTCAAATTGCAGGTATCAAAATCTTTGAAACTGGCAATATGTCAAACACAGGTACTGCAGGTGACTATAAAGGTGGAATGTTCCACAAAGATGCACTTGCTCTAGCTATGATGCAAGACATTAAGATTGAAACACAAAGAGATGCTTCTTTAAGAGCAGATGAGATTGTAGCAACAGCAGTTTATGGTGTTGGTGAACTACATGATTCATATGGTATTGAAGTAATAGCAGACTCATCAATCCAGTAATAATACTTTATGGGTGGGGTTAATTCCCCACCTGTTAGAAAGGCAAACATGAAACTTACTAATGGAAAAAAAACTATTGAAAGATCACAAATAGATTATGAAAAAAATAAAAAGATTTGGGAAATGCGTGGTTGGAAACCTGTTGAAGATAAGCCTAAAGTTGATAAGGTAGAGAAACCAAAGAAAAAGAAAGATAAATAATGGCAGCAACATCAGTATTCACAGTAGGTAGTTCAGATATTACATCTTACCAACCTGATATACTCGAATTTGGAATAACAAATTTTGATACTCAATTACAATTCGCAGAAAATGATGTTTTAAGACAAATTAGAGAAGAATGGTGGGAGAGATACCGCCATACAGTTAGATACAAAGATATTACTAAAGTTACTACTTTGGAAATGGATAACAGTAAACTCACTGATGCCCAATGGAAAAGATCAATTATTTATAAAGCATTAGCAGAGTATATTTACCCAATACTATCAAAGTTCAAAGATCCTGATGGTGGAGATGGCAAAGATGCTTTTCAAAACAAAATGGATTTTTATAGACAAAAATATAATGAAGAATTTCAAGCGGTACTAAGAGATGGTGTTGAATATGATGAGGATAGTAGCGGTACAATCCAAGCTAGTGAAAAAGAGCCAATTCATATGTTAAGATTGCAGAGGTAGAAAATGTGTGAATTTTGTAATGGTGAATGCGTTTGTAGATAATGGTTGCTTCTGTTAGCATCAAATCTAATACGATACAGCTTCAAAAAGAAATACTAGCTATACAAAGAAAATTTCCTAGAACTATCAAAGAAATTCTTGCAAATGTATCTGCAATTCAAATTAGAAATATAAGGATTAGAACAGAAAAGGGTAAAAGTGTTAATGGATCACCATTTGCACCATATTCTACAAAACCATTTTTTTTCAATACAAAACCAGAATCAAAACCTGTATATAAATTTTTTGAAGGTGGCTATAGAGAATTTAGAGCATCTAAAGGAAGATCAACAAAACCAGACCTAAATTTTAGCGGTAAGATGCTTTCATCTATGACAACAAAAATAACTGCGAATCAAGCATCTTTATTTTTTAGAAGACAAGCAGAAAATAAAAAAGCATTTTTCCATGATATTGCAGGTGCAGGAAAAGGTAGAGTTGTTAGACCATTCTTTAGTATTAATAGACAAGAAGAAAATCAAATAGTAAAAGTATTTAATAGTAAAATTGGTAAAATATTACAATGAGTAAAAGAGAGAATATTGCAGGAAACATAATCACAGTATTAGATGCTGTATCATCACCTATAGAATTTAAAAAACTTACAAGAGAGCCATTTGACCCAGAGGAACTATCTAATGCTCAATTCCCCGCTATGTTTATATCAACAGGAGATGAGTCAAGAGAAGATTTAAGTTTGGGTGCAACTGCAAGTGGAACAAGAAGTGGATCAATAGATTTTGTGATTGTTGCTTTTGCAAAAGGCACAGATACAAACATAGATACAAAAAGAAATCAATTAATAGAGGTTATTGAGGAAACACTAGATGCTGATAGAACTCGTGGCGGGAATGCATTAGAAACTAAAATAGTAGAAGTTTCTTCTGATGAGGGAACACTTTACCCTTTGGGTGGAGTGAGAATTGTGGTAAGAGTTTTATATAGTTTTACTAGAGGTACAGCTTAATGGCAAAAAGAATAACTTTATGGAAAGATGGATATTCCAAAGAAATTTGGGATACCGAACTAGACAAATTTCTTTCATTAGGTTATACACTTAATGAAGAAAAAAAATCTACCAAAAAGAAAAAAAAGGTAGAAGAAAAAACAAAGGAGAATGAAGAATGGCAACCCATGTCGGAACAAGTGGATTAGTTAAAGTTGGCGGTACTACTGTCGGTGAAGTAATTGGTTTTTCTATTGATGAAACACAAGATACTGTAGAAGATACAACCTTAACTGACTCAAAAAAAAGCTACAAAGTTTTAAGGGGAGATGCTACAGCAACTGTTGAATGTCACTTTGACGAAACAGACACTGGTCAAGAAGCATTAGATGTAGGCACATCAGCAACTTTGGAATTATATCCAGAAGGTGCAGATAGTGGTGATAAATACTATTCTGGCACAGGTATTGTGACAGGTGCTTCTATAGCTGTGACTCTTGATGGTATTATTTCCAGAACTTTTAACTTTCAAATTTCTGGTGGCATATCTCACTTATCTGTATAATATCTAGTATTATATGGCTAAAAAAGATTTTCTTGAAGGTGCTATAACACATTTTAAGCACCAAGAAACAAGAATTATTGAAGTTCCAGAATGGAACTTAGTAGGTGAAGATGCTATCTATGTAAAACCTTTTACTCTCATTGAGAAAGATGAGATATTCAAAGGTACATCTGACAACAGCTTGACAGTTCTTATTGATGTCATTGTTAAAAAAGCATTGACAAAAAATGGTGATAAAATGTTTGATCTTGAAGCTAAAATCAAAATGAAAAGATTTGTAGATCCAGATATTCTTAGTAGAGTTGCAAGTCAAATTCTTGGCACTTCACAAGATACCACAGCACTAAAAAAAAACTAAATTCAGACCAAGACTTTAGATTCTATTATTTCTTAGCAGAAAAATTACACAAAACTATTGGTGAAATTCTACAAATGCCTGTAGAAGAATTTACAACTTGGATAGCTTATTATACTTTAAAACATGAAGAAGAACAAAAAGCATTGAATAAAGCAAAGATGCAAGGTAAAAGAAGATAATGACTACAAAAAAACTAAATATTGATATCCTTGCAAGAGATAAATCAAAACAAGCATTATCACAAGTTCAAACAAGATTAGGAAATCTTAGAAAATCAGTATTTAGTTTGAGATCTGCTTTTGTAGGATTAGGTGCAGGATTAGCAATAAGGTCATTTGTCAATGTTGGTAAAGAAGTAGAAAGTCTAAACATAAGATTTAAATTTCTATTCGGATCTGTAGAAGAAGGCTCAAAAGCATTTGATAATCTTGCAAAGTTTGCAGGTACAGTTCCATTCTCATTAGAAGAAATTTCAAGAGCATCTGGAAATCTAGCTGTTGTTGCAAAAGATGCAGACGATCTTAATAGAGTTTTAGAAATCACAGGTAATGTTGCCGCTGTTACAGGACTTGATTTTGAAACAACTTCTTCACAAATCCAAAGAGCATTTGCAGGTGGTATAGGTGCGGCAGATCTTTTTAGAGAAAGGGGTGTTAGAGCCTTATTAGGATTTGAAGCAGGTGCAAAAGTTTCAGCAGAAGAAACAGTAAAAAGATTTGAAGAATTATTTTCTGGTAATGGAAGGTTTGCAGGTGCAACAAAAGATTTAGCAACAACACTTGAAGGAACTATATCCATGTTAGGTGATAAGTTCTTTAATTTTCAAAAAGATGTAGCACAGGGATTTTTTGATGAACTTAAAGGTGAGTTTGGTGATCTCAACCAATTTTTAGAAGCAAATGAAGATCAAATAAGAGATATTGCAACAGCTATAGGTGAAAATTTTGCAGGTGCTATTACAAAAACATCAAATACGATTAAAGGTGTAGCACCTGCTGTAAAAACTAT